GCAGATAATGCTATACGGAATAATCTGCTTTTTAAAAATCTTGTTCCTGATCATAAGGAAAAGAAAGTTTTTGATAATTTTGGGCCACGCTGGATAGATGAGAATGGACAATACCAAAATGAGTACAAACCAGGTTATACAAAAAGAGAAAATGATCATAATGGTGGAGATATTGCAGCAGTAAAAGGAACTCCTATATATGCTGCCGCTGATGGTGTTGTACACAGATCTTACATATCATCGTCTTATGGAAATACTGTTATTATACAAAGTACTACGCCAGAAGGAAAAACTGTTTGGTCGTTATCAGCGCACATGAATGCTCCATCTAATTTAATAAGCGGAGATACAGTTATGGAGGGACAGATTATAGGTTATGTTGGTAATACCGGTGCTGGACAAGGAAATCATTTGCACTTTGGTATAAACACTGGCAATACTAATGGGAACTTTAGTTTTTCGGAAGGATGGATTAATCCAATGGGTATAAACATTGGCAATTACGAAACACCACAAGAAACGCCGGCCTATAAGAGTGGGATGTCTAATCCTCAATGGTATAATAACTTAGGAAAATAAAGATGCTAAAAAGTAATAAGGCATTAATGGTTTTTAATATATTGATATTAATTTTAGTTGGCCTTCTATCATATACTACAATATCAACCTATAAAACTACACAAAAAACTAAAGATCAAATTTATTTTGATATTTGGTATAATCAAATATTGTATAAAAACGAAATGAGAAAACTATTGGAGAATAAAGATCCTTTCGACGGCTCTCCTGTTGAAACTAATTATCAAATTGATGAAGAAAAAAAACTTAGCCTTAAAATGATTAAGGCAAGCATAAAATATGCAGAAGTGTCAGAATTAAAAACAAAAACATATCAAAAATCACTAAATATTTATTTAGAAGCATTTAATATTAATGATGGTTCTTTTTTTAAATATACTGAATTACCTGAACTGGTTTCTGGAAAAATTTGTGGCAATATAATTTATTTATTGGGAGAAAACCAATTATATTCAAATGGCGTTGAAATAGATGCTACAAAAAACCACATAGATTTCATAACGTGCTATTTTATGCTTGATATAAATGAAATGGCTGACGGAGAGCCAGTTGGTGGAATAACTTATAAGAGAAGTGAAAAACCTGGTTATTTTAACTTTGAAATTTTCAGAGTTTTTGATGATGCGAATTTTTCATAAGAAGCTGTTCGCAATCTTTCCGTGTCTGTCTGCAAATGTAGGTTTTCCTGTGTTCCGCTGCTCACGTACATTAGAATAACCGCCGTAAATGTTCTAGAAAATATTGATTTTAAAACAGTTGTAAGTTTCCTAAAAGAACAAGAGGCACTTGCATTTGAAGAATCATGTATTTCAGAACATCACAGGACTCAAAACAAAAAAAGTAGTAATTAGGACTTGATTGAATTTAGCCACCTTATATTCCTATTTTATAAGCAAAAAAAGCCGCACTATTTTTTAACTTAAAATAACCTGCAATGGTTCCAGTTCGAATCCTTCGTGCGGAGCCAAATCTTCATCCAGCACAGTCCGAAGAAGTCCAAAAACACTAGACAAATCAACACTTTTCTGCATATCATTGTCCGATAGCGTCCAGCTAAGTTTTACCACATATACCCCCAAGTGGGGGTATCGGATGGGGGTATTTTAGTAGCTGGGGGTATTTTATATTTAATATAGGTAATATATGGCTCTAAGCGACATTCAGATAAGAAATGCAAAACCAAAAGATAAACAATATAAGATGACAGATAGCGAAGGCATGTATTTGCTGGTTTCGCCAAACGGCTCTAAACTCTGGCGGCTGAAATACCGCTATCTTGGCAAAGAAAAGACACTAGCCCTGGGCAGCTATCCCGAAATCACTCTTGTTAAGGCAAGAGAGAAAAGAATGGATGCCCGCAAACTATTAGCGCAAGAAATAGATCCTTCATCTGCAAAGAAAGAAGCAAAACGGGAAAAGCGCATTAAGAACAATAATACATTTGAAGCCGTTGCCCGCGAATGGCACGCCAAAAAGCAAAGTGGATGGTCACCGCGTTATGCCGCAACTTTGTTAATGCAGCTTGAGGCTAATTTGCTACCGCAGCTTGGAAAGCTTCCAATTGGTGAAATAACTCCCCCTATTCTTCTCGATGCATTACAGCAACTTGAAAAACGCGGTGTTTACGAAATCACTCGCAAAGCAAAACAAATGTGTGGCCAGATATTCCGCTACGCAATTCCAAAGGGCATGGTCACACGCGATATTACCGTTGACCTTAAGGACGCGCTAGAAACCAGAAAAACGGTTCACTTTGCATCACTGGAGCCGGATGAATTGCCGCAATTTATAAAAGACCTTAATTATAATGCGGCGCGTATGTACCCAACTACCCGTCTTGCAGTCGAATTCATGATGCATACTTTCGTTCGCACAAATGAAATGATTCAAGCTAAGTGGACAGAATTTAACTTTCAAGATGCAATGTGGACGGTTCCGGCTGAGCGCATGAAGATGGGAAAAGCTCACCTAGTCCCCCTCTCCCGCCAAGTTTTGAAAATCCTGGAAGAAATGAAACTCCACAACGGGAATTTTGAATGGGTTTTTGCCAGCCACACCCGCCCACGCAATCATATGAGCGACAATGCTATCTTAAAAGCACTAGAACGCATGGGTTATCGTGGTCGCATGACTGGACACGGTTTCCGTTCACTGGCCATGACAACTATACTTGAAAAAATGAATTACCCATTTGATGTAGTAGACGCTCAACTCGCCCACGCAAAACAAAATTCCCTTGGTGAAGCCTACGACCGCGCAAAATACTTAGCACAACGTAAAGTTATGATGCAGGATTGGAGTGATTATTTAGAGAGAATAACGGTTGGCGGGGAGAATATTGTTAACATGAAGTTTGGAACAAAATAAGCAAGGATTATTATGACTAATAGAAATCAGAAGATAAATTTTATTATATCAGAAAAGTATAAAGACCCTTTCATAGTAAATATAAAAAGTAAACTGGCTGATCCAGAAATAGAGCAAGCAGCCAATGATGATCTTTCGAAGCTGAGACAAGAAGGAGATGAAGTAATTGAGAGAGCATATAAAGATGCTCTTATAAAGGCTAATATCGAAGTATTCGAAAAATCTTTATGTACTAGTAAAGATTTTGAGCTATGGAGCGAAAGAGAATATTGGACAACAAGAGAGGCCGCATTATTAAGCTTAAAACTAAATCCCAATAAAATAACAGATTCTATGTTGTCAGACTATAATGCGCACTTACCTTTTGTAAAAGAATATAGAGAAATAAAAGAATCTTTAGATAGAGCGCAAGAAACAAAATGGAAGAGTAGTGAATTTTCTATTTCTGCAAAAACTTCTCCTATGAGCTTTATAGAATGGAGTAAAAATAAAGAGAATTGCTTTCCTAAAGAATTAGAGAAATTAGTAAAAAAGCATTTTAAACCACAAATAAATACTCAAAAAGAAAATTTTTCACCTAAAAATAAGAAAAAAAGCAGTAATAATGGTCAAACTCAAAGACAAAATAATAATTTACTAACACTTCTCTTCTACATAGCTGAAAATAAATTTTCTTACACCGAAGGAAACGAAAAACAGGTTGCGAAGGAATTATATGAAATTTCAGGGGGTTTTGTTACTAAACAAACTATTGAAGAGTATTTAAGGCAAGGATTATTTGAATCCCAATCTCGTGAAAAGAAAGAATTAGCAAAAAATGCATCTAATTATTTCTAATTAGAAATTTCAGTTACGCTATACCCTAATATTGCATCCTATGTAGTTAACACTTATTGGAGCAATTAATTATGAGTATAAATCCTTTACCACAAACCGGATATTTACGTATCTGGCAAATTATTGGCGATAAAAAATCCGATCCACCTATCCCACCTTTAATACCCGTCAGTGCGTCTACTTGGTGGAGTAAAGTACGTACTGGAGAATATCCTAAACCAATTAAGCTTGGGCCTCGTATTACTGCGTGGCGAGTAGAAGATATTATTAAACTTATTGAGAACAAAAGTTAAACAGCAAATATATAATATAAAGGAGAATGCAATGGATATGGACTATTTAAATGAAGAACTCAAGAAGCAAAAGACATACAAAGAAGAAATAAATCTTCCAGCAATGTTTGTTTTTGTTAATAACTTAATTAGTGAGATGCAAGATTTAGAATTACGAGAAGCCGCTGCCTATGTTTTGCTTATGCTTCATATGTGGAGACACGGAGGAGTAATAGAAGATAATAATAAAGTAATTGGTAGATATTTAGGAATAAAATCCCAAAAAGAAGTAAAAAAAATCAAAGAAAAATTAGCATTCAAACTAATATTTTTTGAGGGAAACATCACTATACAAGGACTACAAAAACAACACAAAGATGCTGTGAATAAGCACAAGAGTAAGTCCAAGGCTGGCTCTATTGGTGGAAAAATCTCTTCTACTAATAGAAAGAATAAACAGCACAACAACAATAATAGTTCTACAGAAATAAGACAACAAGGTGATGTACTGCTTGGTAATATGCTTAAAACAGTTTTGGAGCAATTAGAATAATAAATAGAATAATAATAATAAATAAAATTAATAAGCAAAAAATAGCTCCGGTAAACAAAAGGTACTAGGTAATACCCGTCTTATGAGGGTCACTCGAAGTCGCGATTGAGGCTTAGATATGTAGTAAAATCGAGGGGTTGCGGTGTTTTATGGAAGTGGAAATTAAAAAGGTGAAGCGTGATGCAATACCACATGTTTCGTGATGATAAGGGTGCATTAATTCCTGTGAGTGCGGAAATTGCGGCATCCCACTTAGATTTGAGCGTTACCCGCTTCAATGACTTGGTGCGGCAAGATATATTGCCTCGTGAAGGCCGTGCTAAGTTTGACCTCGATGCGGTGCGTGTGGCTTATATCAGGCATATACGCGATATTGCGGGTGGTAAGAAATCCGGCACTGATGCGCCGGAGCTTACTGCAGAACGCGCTCGCCTTGCCCGCGCCCAGGCTGATAAAGCTGAAATGGAAGTTGCGGCTTTGGAAGGCAAGCTTGTACCTGCTGAATCAGTAGAAAAAGTTTGGACGGCGCTTACCACTTCTTTTCGTTCGCGCATGGTGGCTATGCCTGGCAAGCTTGCGCACCAACTCGCGGCCATTCAAAACCCAGCGGAAGCCGAAGCTTTTATACGAAAATCAATTTATGAGGCCTTAGATGAACTTAGCAATTTCAGCCCGGAGCAATGCGGCGCTCTTAACGATAGCACGGAAAGTAGCAACCAGGATGAAACCGCCGCCATTGCTCAAAGTTAGTGAGTGGGCAGATACTTACCGTTTCTTAAGCCGTGAATCCAGTGCTGAGCCTGGAAGATGGTATACAGATCGCGCACCATATCAGCGCGGTATGATGGATGCAGTAAACAGCCCAAAAGTGGAATCGGTAGTGATAATGTCGGCGGCGCAAGTCGGAAAAACCGAGATCATTAACAATATTATTGGCTATTTTATTCATCAAGACCCTTCGCCAATCCTGTTGTTGCAACCAACTTTGCAAATGGGTGAAGCATGGAGTAAAGACCGCTTAATGCCTATGGCTCGTGATAGCAAGGTGTTTGGTGACTTAATCAGCACTGATAAGAAACGTGATGGCGGGAATACCATTTTGCATAAATCTTTTCCAGGTGGGCATATAACAATTGCCGGAGCAAATTCTCCGGCTTCACTTGCCAGCCGACCGATTCGCATTGTGATGATGGATGAAGTTGACCGCTATCCTTTAAGTGCGGGTGAAGAAGGCGATCCGGTTAATCTTGCCCGCAAACGCACAACCACTTTCTGGAACCGCAAAATTGTGATGGTATCAACACCGACAATCAAAGGCCAAAGCCGTATCGCGGCAGCCTATGAAGCCAGCGACAAACGGCAATATCACGTTCCTTGCCCACAATGTGGCTATATGCAAGTGCTGGTGTGGAAAGGCGTGCAATGGCCAAAAGATAAACCTGAAGAAGCGCATTATGTTTGTTCTGAAAGCGGCTGTGTTATTACCGATGCTGATAAACCTAAAATGCTAAAAGAAGGAAAGTGGATAGCAACCACGCCATTTTCTGGTGCTGCAGGCTTTCACTTGAATGAGCTTTACAGCCCGTGGGTATCATTTGCAGAAATTGCCAGTAACTTTCTTGAAGCTAAGAAAATGCCGGAAACATTAAAGACTTTCACCAATACCGCACTTGCTGAAACATGGGACAACGACCAGGAAGGCGAAGGTGTTGAGCAGCATGTACTCCAACAACGCTGTGAGAAATACCGTTATGCACCAAATGGTGTATTATTCATGACATGCGGTGTGGATGTGCAGAACGACCGCGTGGAAGGCGAAATTCTTGGCTGGGGTAGGCAATTTGAAACCTGGTCGATTGATTATTTTGTTATACACGGAAACCCGGCACTTCCAGAAATATGGAATAGGTTGCAGGAAAAATTGCAAGAGACTATACCGCACCAATCTGGCCTGCCTATGAAAATATTTACTACCTGCATTGATTCAGGTGGACATTATACTGATGAAGTTTATCGCTTTTGTACAAGGGTAAGAAACGGGCTTAGGGTATTTGCAGTTAAAGGCTCTTCGCAAATGGGTAAAATATTGGTGAGCAAACCAACAAATAATAACCGTTTTAAGGTAAAGCTCTATATGGTTGCAACGGATACAGCCAAGGAACTTATCTATAGCCGCCTTAAAATTGAAAATCCCGGGGCAGGTTATTGCCATTTTCCTATTCATTATGATGATGAATACTTCAAACAGCTAACTTCAGAAAAATTTATGCAAACTTTTGAGAAAGGCCGCACTAGGTATTTATGGAAGAAAATACGCCCACGTAATGAAGCACTAGATTGTCGTGTTTATAATCTTGCTGCTTACTCTATTAGCCCGGTTAACCTTAACCTGGCAGAAACAAATCTAAATAAGAGGATAGAAGCTTTTAAGGAAGAGGCGGCTAAAAAGGCGGCAGAAAATAAGAAGGCTACTCTCACAAAGCCAAAAACTCCCAAGAAAAAATTTACTCTTGAGGAGCTTATAAAGATTTCTCAAGAGAGGAGTGCGGCGGCTAGTAAAGAACAGAGCAATAAGCTAGTCGAAAAGGAAAATTTAAGACAGGCTATAAAGGAGAAGAATGAAGAAGCGAAGGAATATATTAAAAAGGTTATGTCAAAAAAGTAAAGTTCCTAATCTGGATAATGATAATCAAGCGCTTCAGGATTATTAAACTTAGTAACACCTTCAGGTAACCCTTCAAAACGTTGTTCCATTGTACGATGTACATAACCAGCAACAGCATAAGCATGATGCAACTTCTCATAAACACGCTTCAGCATTACCAAATCATCTTCGGTTGGATGAAATTTCTTATCCTTCTTAAGCTGCATTAAATCATGAGAAAGTTTATCAGCAGCTTTGAGGATTTCTGTGAGAGGGGTAGTTTTCTTTTTGAATGACAACATGTTAATCTCCCGTGATGATTACACTAGTAGTCACCATTAGAGAATTATCTCAATGGTGACCGGGAGCTAGTAACACGCGTAAACACGTGCCTGCCTTATTTACGGCAAGCCGCTATTGTATTCAGGCAAGACTCCCAGCCATAGGCTAGGGAGTCCGAACTGACGTATCGGAAATTAACGGTTTACGCGGTGTTACTAGCACCAGAACAGCTTGGTGCTGTTCCGCCGATAAAGTTATTTCATTTAATAGGAAATTGGAAGAGCGAATTCGAATAATGGTTGCTTTTGTATGATAATTATCCTAGGAAGAAACTTTCATTGTCAATTCAACTCTAAATTGTGTGCGGTTATGTCTGGTATTGCAAAAATTAATGCCCTATCAAATCTTGGAATCTTTGAGAATTTTGTATGGCCTACAAGCCCTGAAGATATATACTTTAAGAAGCTTAATTTCTTATATGGGTATAATGGTAGCGGCAAAACTACTTTATCACATATTCTTTCCTTATTTTCGGACGAATTATCTGAAGAAGAATCAACAGTATTATTAAATGATTTAAAATCAGATCAGCAAAAGGAAGAAGCCATTAATATTCAATGGGATAATAAAACAATTAAATCATTTAAAGAGAAAAAGAAAATTTTTGTTTTTAATTCATCATTTATTGCAAGTCACGTATACAATGGTACACAGTCTAATGTTAAGCTGTTTAAGTCTGGTGTTATAACGAACGAACAACTATCTAATCCTGACATTAAAAACCTTACAAAACAAATTGAAGATAAAACCTTGGAATTGAAAAAGGTTAATGATTCAAATGCTGCAATTAAAGAATTGGCTGAATCTATAAAAACTGAACTATCTAAGAGGTGGAATGAAGCAATACAAGGTTCTCGTATGCCCACAAATTTGAATCTTGAGAATTGTCCAAACCAAGCTCCAAAAGAAACTGAAGAAGATTTAGAAAATAAATTAAAAGACAATTTTAGACGGTATTCCTTATCAAAGGATCAAACTATTTTAACTACAGATATAGGTAATTTAACTTCTTTGGTTTTTCAGGAAGTCTCACTTGCGGAGAACTATAGTGCGTTATTAAATAAAAGTATTCCAGCATCTGCACGGGAAAAGGTAAGAAATAAAATTGAAGCATTAAAAGAAATAAAGCTAGTACATAACTCTCATCAAAATTGGTTTGAAGATGGCGTAATACTCTTAAAAAATATACCCAATACATCGCAATGCCCTCTTTGCAATAGCGAAATTGAAAATATTGATAATTTGCTTACGGAATATAATTCTTATTTTAGTGACGAGCTTTCTACTCTTCTAAAGTCTCTTAACAAAGCTGTTGCAGATATACAATCAGGTCATACAAGCATAGAAAATAATCGTATGGCATTAGCTACTATTAATACATTAGTTGCAAAATATGACTCTGGTAACTTAATAACTGAGGAGTACAGGAATTCTATAGAATTTATTACAAAAGCAGAAATACAAGGAACCCTTAGAATTGTAGAAATGCTTTTAACTAAAAAGAAAGATGATATAGAAGCTAAATTTTCTGACGAAGACTTTAAAGAATTAGAAATACTTACTCCTTTACTACTCCAATATAATCAGAACTTAGCTAATATAGTTAAGATTAAAGACATGTTAATAAAAGATATGAAAGGTAATGCTTTTGATGCATCAATAACTAGGGAAATTTGCAAAAATTTATTTTGGTCGAAATTTAATAAACAAGCAGAAATCCATGAGAATGAGTACAATAAAAAGCTAGAATTATCAGTATCTACAGAATTAAAGGGAGGCATAGAATTTAATAAACGCCTAAAAATACAAGAATCTCAGCTTAGTACAGCAATCCAAGGTTTTGAAACGCAACGTGCTCAAAAGCTAGCCCAATTTAAGAAAGAATCTAAATATATTAATGACTTTTTGAGGCGATTGTGCGTATCAAATTTTACAGTAGATGTAAGTGATGGCAAAGAAGGATTTAAAGTTATTTACAAAAATGGAAGACAGAAAAAAGGGGTAAAAAATTCTTTAAGTGAAGGTGAGAAAACAGCATTAGCTTTTGCATATTTTTTGAGTAAGTATCAGTTTGAAATTAAAGATAACTTACAAATAAATGAATCCGAGTGTATTATTATACTAGATGATCCTGTATCAAGTTTAGATGAAAATAGACTTTATTCTACTGCTTTGGTGATTAGGGATATTCTTTTACCAAAAGCTAAAAATAAAGAGCAAACAGATTGGGAGGGATGCAAACAATCTTTTGTGTTTAGCCATAATCTTATATTTCTTAAATTTATAGGTAATATAGTAAATCATAAGAATCAGTATCGAGAAGATTTCTATTTAGAAAACGGTGTATTGCAGAAATTACCAAGAAATCTAGATAACTATCATACATCTTATTTTTATAGGCTAGAAAGAATCCAATCGTTCTGTAGCAATAATGCTAAATATGATGAAATTAAAGATAGCCTACCTAACAGTATTAGAATTGTTCTAGAAGCCTTTTTGTCTTTTAAATTTGGTCGTCTCAAAGGTAAGAAATATCCTTCCCCTAGTTTAGAAGAACTTGTGGGGCATTTATCCTGGCATAATTTTGATAAATTTACTGCGGTTGGCGACATCCAAGATAGAGATACATTACAAAATATTCTTTACCAAATTTGCAAAGTAGTTAATCCAGAATCACATGGAACTCCCCAAGATGTTACTCTTATTGAATACTTACCTGAATCAGAATTAAAAGATGTTTCTTTAAAAACGCTAAATGTAATTGAATTTCTGGATCAAATGCACTTTAAAGCGGCTCAAGATTTAACAAGTACTGCTGTTGCGTAAGGAGTAATTTATATGCAATTCCTAAAATTCCTCTTCAGCTTAATAATTTCAGGAGTAATGGTTATGTTGCCATCACAAAACACTGATGCTGCGCAAGTTGGCAGTGCATATGACTATTCATTTACTACTTTGCAAGGTGGTGAACCGTTGCCACTATCACAGTTTAAAGGCAAGGTATTGCTTATTGTAAATACCGCCTCCAAATGTGGATTTACTAATCAGTATGAAGGGCTTGAAGCTCTTTATGAAAAATATAAAGACCAAGGATTAGTAATCCTTGGTGTACCAAGCAATGATTTTGGCAGTCAGGAGCCTGGAACCGCTGAAGAGATAGCCAGTTTCTGTAAGATAAACTACGGCGTAACTTTCCCATTAACATCAAAACAAGCGGTAAGTGGCGATAATGCACACCCCTTCTATAAGTGGGCAAGAGAAACTCTTGGTTTTGGTACTAGCCCAAAATGGAATTTTCATAAGTACTTAGTTGATAAGGATGGTAGGCTAGTTGATTACTTCAATTCTACTACCGCACCGGATGCGGAAAATTTGGTAAGAGC